TTAATGGATTTATTAGGAATGAAGTATACTACTGAATTAAAGGTTCAGGCTTTGGTTCCTTTGCGAAAATTAACAGATCCGGAATTTTTAAAAAGAAAGTTCGTGTATGATCCATGTTCCAATGAATATATTGCTCCTTTGAGATTAGAAGTAATTCTGGATATGCCCAATTGGACCCGATCTGGAGGAATGCGAAATGTCATCGCCGCCACAAACTTATCTACTGCACATATGGAGTTATCTTTACATGATGCACATACTTTTGAAAAGTATCATGCAAAGTTTATTCAATTGAAAGAGTTTTATTTACCAGAGATAAATTTAGCTCATTCTATTTATACTAAATTATTAGCTACTAGGAAATTACTTCGCTCTAGCGAAGCGCACTTCTGACTAGTGTGGTATTTCATGATATCGTTTATAATAATGATATCCCCGCGTTTTTCGGGTAGAAAAACCTTAGCTTTGGAAGTGCCATTGCAAAATAAAAATGACTTTCAGTGTGATCTTGCTAGTATATATAAAATCCCTGGACCTAAAATACAAAGTACTGCTATTGAAATTACGACGGGCGGTATTTACCGATACTGCTCAAGGCCTGTCGGAAGCACTCCTTCCAACTCCCTAGAGCAACCAGGGCCCGGGAATAGTTTCGAAGGTCGCTATTCTCATCAGGGTTTAAAGAATCTTGCTCAAAATGAAGCCGGGGACGGTACATTAAATATCCAAGAAATACATGGTGCCACCACTACCGTTGCAAGTGATGGGCCGACGACTAATGCAACCACTACATTCATTTCTGATGCTGCTGTAGTGCAATCACTTCCACTTCACAATAAGGGACCAACGTTATCTATAGCGAAGAAATCCCAAGTAGTGAATGTGGAAGATATAAAGAAGTTTCTGTCTAAACCTTTTAGATTGGCTTCCAATATATTTCAAGTAGGAGATACTGTATCTGCATTTCCCGCTTATGAAGGTTTGACTTATATGTTCTATCTTAACCCAATGTACCTTAATAAAATTTATGGTTTTCAAGGCATAAGAGGAACATTAGTTTATAGATTAATATTAAATGCCAATAGGTTTCAACAAGGACGATATATGCTAGCTTGGGTTCCTACTGGAGGTTTATCCCCTGGATCCACTAGAGGAGGTCTAATTCATAATGCTCGTATCAATACGCTAACTCAAAGATCCCAACTCCAAAGAGTAGAAGTTGATTTGAATTGTGATACTGAGGCGGAACTGAGAATTCCTTTTTCGAGTGCTCTCAATTGGTATCCATTTTCAGCAGTTACCAATAGCGTAGCTTCTTTAGGAGAAGTAGGAAAAATTTGTATATTCCCTTATGTGGCTCTGACTAATGGAACTGGTGGAAGTCAGACCGCTAGTTGGACTTTATATGCTCATTTGGAGGATGTAGAACTGTTTGGTGCTACAGTTCCTCAAATGGGCGATAGAATGGGTAAGGTAGTCAAACGAAAGACAGCTTCTGAGCAAGAAGCTAAAAATGCGGACGTTGGTCCCGTTGAATCAGC